TTTAACGTAAAAGACTCATATGTAGATCTTTTACAATTAGTATTAATAACTGTGATCGGTGCTTACTTTGGTGGTCGTTCACTAGAAAAAGTAAAAAAATAAACATGAATTCAAATTATTTTAACATAACAGTAAAGCCTGATATTACAGGACAAAACGCTGTAACAGCTTTTGCATCTGGAGACTTAATGTTTGACTGGACTGAGTTTTCTGTGCCAAAAGGAGGTGGTAGACTTATTGGTGTAACAGCTATTGTTAGAGGTACAAACGCTGTAAGGCAAGAACAGCCAATGGATCTTTATTTTGCAAAAGCTAGCGAGGGTGATGTTGCTCCAACATCTTTAGGTAATGTAAACGCAACTATAGTTGGCGCGGGCTTTGCTAATAACTTAGTTGGCGCTTTAACAATACCTGATACAGATTATAGAGATCACTTAGACAACTTAGCAGTAGCGCATACAAACGCAGTTGCAACAGGCGCTGGTTTTATAATGGGAGATGTAACTAATCGCGCTGGCTACACAGGTTTTAATAAGTATTATTTAGCTGTAGCGGCTGGTGGTGCTTTTGACTTTGGAACTGGTGTTTTAGCTGACGATCCTGTTAGCATAGGTGACACTAATATTACTGTAAAAACAATTAGCGCTGAAAGAGCTTTTAGCGTAGGTGATGTATTAATAGATAATGGTAATGCGGCAATAGGTACAATTAAATCAATTGGTTCTGCAACTGCAATAACTTTAGAAAGCGGAGCTACTGAAGCTGTAGCTGGTGACGATGAAATTGTAAATAAAAATCCTATTACGTTTATATTACATTTTGAAAAATAAATAAATTAAATTAACTTAAATTAAATAAAATGGCAAAAAACGAAAAAGCAACAAGTATAACAAAAGAACAATTAGAAAAAATACAATCAATTGTTTCAAATATAAATCAATTTAACTTAGAAATAGGTAGAATTGAAACTAGAAAACACGCTATATTACACCAAGCGACTGTAACTCAAGAAGCTTTAAACGCTATGCAAGATGAGCTAAAGAAAGAGTATGGTACTGTAAATGTTAATATAGAAACTGGTGAGATAAAGTACCAAGAAGATGTCGAAGCTAATAAGGAAAATTAGTATCGGTAAAGATTATAAAAATGACGCCATGCACTATGCCGTTGGGCAAGAAGTGTATGGTGGTCATACTATATGTGATATACTAGAAGAAGAAGACAAATATAGCGTTTATATTAGAAAAGATAAAGATGTTTTGCCTTGGAAAGACTTTAATAAAAACATGGCTGTATCTGTAGAATATAATTTACAGTATTAATGAAAGCGGTTTACAACTTTGTTGTACAACCTGTAAAATCAAGATACAACAATACAAAAGATATAGACGGTAAAGAGTTAATATTAAATACTGAAATATTTAATCATCAATATATTAGCAGAGAAGCTATAGTAAAAGCAATACCAACTGTAGGAAAAACAGATATTAAAGTTGGTGATACTGTAATTGTTCATCACAATGTTTTTAGAAGGTGGCATAATCAATACGGTGTAGAAAAAAACAGTAAAGCTTATGTTGATGAAAATACGTATCTAGTACAACCAGACCAAATATTTTTATACAAACCAAAAGCTATATTTAGTTATCACAATAGAAAATGGCAAGCAATGAAAGGTTATTGTTTTGTTGCACCTATAAAATCAACAAATAAATTAAGTTCAGACAAAGAACAACCTTTAATGGGTGTTGTTAAATACACTGATGGTACAGTTAACGAAGGTGATTTAATAGGATTTAGACCAAGCTCAGAATATGAGTTTATTATAGACGGTAAGAAGTTATATAGACTACTATCAAAATTTATTACAATTAAATATGAATATCAAGGAGACGAAGAAGAATATAATCCAGGCTGGACAGAGGGCAGTTGATGAATTAATTAAAGTTGCTAAAGAGCCTATTGTAGACTCTGACGATGATATTAGTGCTGATAGATTAAAAAATGCAGCTGCAACAAAAAAGCTAGCAATATTCGACGCGTTTGAAATATTAAACAGAATCCAAGAAGAAGAAAACTTATTAGAAGGTAAAGAACCTGAAGATAAAACAAAAGTATTTAAAGGATTTGCTGAAGGTAGATCAAGATAATGTACGAACAAAATTTAGTTAGTGTAGTTGAGCCAGTTAAGATTAATACAATTAAAAGGCTTAATAAAAAAAATAAATGGGAATATGGATATAATAAAGAACACGATATTGTCGTTATATCAAAAACTGGTAAAATCGGTGAAATACTTGAGATACAAAGTTTGCGAATTGCATTGCCCAAACAGCCAGTGCAAGTGTTCTCTAATGAAGTAAAAAAGTGGCAACAATTTGAATATCCAAAAGAGCTAGCAAGACTTAAAAATATATTTGACTGGAGAGCATATCCTGAAGAAAAAAAAGCACAGTGGTATGATTATATAGACGAAGAGTTTAAAAGACGTGAAGAAGGTTTCTGGTTTAACAATAATGGTACACCAACATATATAACAGGTACACATTATATGTACTTGCAATGGAGTAAAATAGATGTAGGTGCGCCTGATTTTAGAGAAGCAAATCGACTATTTTATATATTCTGGGAAGCTTGTAAAGCCGACAAAAGATGTTACGGGATGTGCTACCTTAAAAATCGTAGGTCTGGATTTTCTTTCATGTCTTCAGCAGAAACAGTTAATCAAGCTACATTAGCAAGTGATAGTAGGTTTGGTATACTCTCTAAAACAGGTGCAGATGCTAAAAAAATGTTTACAGATAAAGTTGTCCCAATTAGTATTAATTATCCGTTCTTTTTCAAACCGATTCAAGACGGTATGGATAGACCTAAGTCTGAACTTGCTTATAGGGTTCCTGCAAGTAAGTTCACGCGTAAAAAGATTACTGCAAACGAACAGCAGGAAGACTTGGTTGGACTTGATACTACTATTGACTGGAAAAATACAGGTGATAACAGTTATGACGGAGAAAAGCTTGCTCTGTTAGTACACGATGAAAGTGGTAAATGGGAAAGACCTGATAATATATTAAATAACTGGAGAGTAACCAAAACATGTTTACGATTAGGTAGTAGAATTATAGGTAAATGTATGATGGGCTCAACATCAAACTCATTAGATAAAGGTGGAGAAAACTTCAAAAAATTATACAATGCATCCGACGTTACTAAGCGAAACAGAAATGGACAGACAGCGTCTGGTTTATATTCTCTTTTTATCCCAATGGAGTGGAACTACGAAGGATTTATTGATGAGCACGGAAGCCCAGTCTTCAATACTCCGAGTGATGACGTCTTTGATCCCCATGGAGAGTTAATAGACGTAGGTGTAATAGACCACTGGCAAAACGAAGCTGATGGTTTGAAAGGAGATCAAGACGCGTTAAACGAGTTTTATCGTCAGTTTCCAAGAACTGAAGAACACGCGTTTAGAGATGAGACTAAAAATTCCATTTTTAATCTCGTTAAAATATACGAACAGATAGACTACAACGAAGAAATGTCAAGAACACTAGGTATTTCAACAGGTAGTTTTCAGTGGGTTAACGGTGTAAAAGATACAAGCGTTATATTTTATCCAGATCCAAAAGGTAGATTTAAAGTAAGTTGGGTACCACCAACAAATATACAAAACAAAATTGTAATTAAAAATGGTATAAAATATCCTGGTAACGAGCATATGGGTGCTTTTGGTTGTGACTCATACGATATATCAGGAACTGTAGATGGTAAAGGCTCTAAAGGCGCTTTGCACGGTTTAACTAAGTTTAGCATGGAAGATGCGCCGGCTAATACATTTTTCTTAGAGTATATAGCTAGACCTCAAACTGCTGAGATGTTTTTTGAAGATGTACTTATGGCTTTAGTATTTTATGGTATGCCTTTACTTGCAGAAAATAACAAACCACGTTTATTGTATTATTTAAGAAGACGTGGTTACAGGGGTTTTAGTATGAATAGACCTGATAAAGTTTGGAATAAATTATCTACTGCAGAAAAAGAAATAGGTGGTATACCAAACTCTAGCGAAGATATAAAACAAGCTCATGCCGCAGCTATTGAAATGTATATACAGAGTCATGTAGGTATGAATGCTGAAGGTCAATTTGGCAATTGTTATTTTAATGAATTATTAAATGACTGGGCTAAATTTGATATAAACAAAAGAACAAAACATGATGCTTCTATAAGTTCTGGTCTTGCAATAATGGCTTGTAATAGACATTTATATAGACCAAACGCTACAATAGAAAAACCAAAACTAAACATAAATATTGCTAAGTATTCAAACAAAGGTAATATGTCAAAAATAATTAAAAAATAAATATGGCTATAAGAAGTTATTTCCCATCTCAAGTTGTAAGTGATGTTGAAAAAATGAGTTACGACTATGGTTTAAAAGTAGCTAAAGCTATTGAAGCTGAATGGTTTCATACTGAGCGAGGTGCTAATAGATATAAAACTAACCACAACAACTTTCATAACCTTAGATTATACGCAAGAGGTGAACAATCAATACAAAAATATAAAGATGAGTTATCTATAAACGGTGATTTATCTTATTTAAATTTAGACTGGAAGCCAGTGCCTATTATACCTAAGTTTGTTGATATAGTTGTAAATGGTATTGCAGAAAGAACATACGACATAAAAGCGTATTCACAAGACCCATATGGAGTAGAAAAAAGAACAACTTATATGGAGTCTATATTAAAAGATATGAGAACTCAAGAGTTAGCTGATTTTAGTAAACAAGCTTTCAATATAGATTTATACGAAAACAAAAAAGACGAATTGCCACAAACAGAAGAAGAGTTAAAACTTCACATGCAAATTACTTATAAACAGGCTGTTGAGTTAGCTGAAGAGCAAGCTTTAAATGTTTTATTTGAAGGTAGTAATTATGAGTTAATAAAGAAAAGATTTTATTATGATTTAACAGTTTTAGGTATTGGTGCTGTAAAAACAAACTTTAACACTTCTGAAGGTGTTACAGTTAATTATGTTGATCCAGCTGATTTAGTATATTCGTATACTGAATCACCTTACTTTGATGATATATATTATGTTGGTGAAGTTAAAAATATACCTATCAATGAATTAGCAAAACAATTTCCACATTTATCACAAGAAGATTTAGAAGATATAATTAAAAGTAAAAGCTATAATCAAGCTAATTATCATAATAACGCGTACAATTCTAAAGAAGAAGACAATAATAAAGTTCAAGTTTTATATTTTAATTATAAGACTTATATGAACGAGGTTTACAAAGTAAAAGAAACAGGTACTGGAGCTGAAAAAATATTAGAAAAAGACGATACTTTTAATCCACCAGAAAATTCAGATAATTTTGGTAAATTACACAGATCAGTAGAATGTTTATATGATGGAGCTATGATACTTGGTACTGAAAAGTTACTTAAGTGGGAAATGGCTAAAAATATGTTAAGACCTAAAAGTGATTTTACTAAAGTTAAAATGAATTATAGTATTGTTGCTCCACGTATGTACAAAGGTCGTATAGAATCATTAGTGCAGCGTATTACTGGTTTTGCTGATATGATACAGCTAACTCATTTAAAACTACAACAGCTTTTGTCTCGTATGGTACCAGACGGTGTTTATTTAGACGCTGATGGTTTAGCTGAAATAGATTTAGGTAACGGTACAAATTATAATCCACAAGAAGCTTTAAACATGTTCTTCCAAACAGGTAGTGTTATTGGGCGAAGTTTCACTTCTGAAGGCGATATGAATCCTGGTAAAGTGCCTATACAAGAAATAACTAGCGGTAGTGGTGGTAATAAAATGCAAGCTTTAATTGGTAATTACAATTATTACTTACAAATGATTAGAGATACCACCGGACTTAATGAAGCTAGAGATGGTAGTATGCCAGATAGAAACGCTTTAGTTGGAGTACAGAAATTAGCTGCTGCTAATTCTAACACAGCAACAAGGCATATATTGCAAGCTGGTTTATATTTAACTGCCAATACAGCTGAGTGTTTATCACTTAGAATATCAGATATATTAGAATACTCACCAACAAAAGATGCGTTTATACAAGCTATAGGGGTACATAATGTTGCTACATTAGAAGAAATATCAGAGTTGTATTTGTATGATTTCGGTATATTTATAGAGTTACAACCTGATGAAGAAGAAAAAGCAATGCTTGAAAATAATATTCAAGTAGCTTTAGCACAACAAAATATAGAACTTGAAGATGCTATTGATTTAAGAGAAATAAAAAATATTAAATTAGCTAATCAATTATTAAAAATACGTAGAAAACAAAAACAAGAAAAAGATAGAGCTTTACAACTTGAAAATATACAAGCTCAATCACAAGCTAATCAACAATCTGCTCAGGCTGCTGCTCAAGTTGATTTACAAAAAAAGCAAGCTGAAGCTCAAACTGACATGCAGTTAGAACAAATGAGAGCTCAATTAGACGCTCAAAAACAAGCTCAAGAAGTTCAGTATAAAAAAGAACTAATGCAACTAGAGTTTCAAATGAACATGCAATTAAAAAATCTAGAGGTTGAAAGCTTTAAGTCAAGAGAAAAAGAAAAAGAAGATCGTAAAGATGAAAGAACTAGAATACAAGCTACACAACAAAGTGAGCTTATAGATCAAAGAAAAAGTGAAAAAGCACCTAAAAACTTTGAGTCCGCAGGTAATGATATATTAGGAGGCGGATTTGATTTAGGTACATTTGATCCTAGATAAAAATTATTAATTATTATTATATTATATTATGGCGAAAAAGAAAAAAGAAGAGGTAGTCGAAAAGACTGCTGAAGACAACGTAACTAAAGTTGATCTTAAAAAACAAACAAACGAAGATGATAATATCATTAAAGTAGATTTAAGTAAACCACCAACACCAAAATCAGAAGAAAAAAATGAAACCACAGAAGAAGTTAAAGAAAATAACGCTGACGACAGCGGAGTGGTTGAGCTCGTTGAAGATGCCGACACCACAGAAAAACAAGAAGAAGTACAACCGGAAGCTAAAACACAAGAAGAGCAACCAGCTTTAGAAGAAGTTACTGAAGAAGAAGTTCAAGAGCAAACTGAAGAATTAGCGCAAGAAGTTGAAGAAGCTGTAGAACAAGCTCAAGAAACTGGTAAAGCAATACCAGAAAATTTACAAAAAGTTGTAGATTTTATGGAAGAAACTGGTGGTACATTAGAAGATTACGTGCGTCTTAACCAAGATTATTCTAGTTATGATGACATGACAATATTAAGAGAGTATTACAAACAAACTAAAAAACATCTAACAGATGATGAAATAACTTTCTTAATTGAAGATTCATTCTCATATGACGAAGAAGAAGATGAAGCAAGAGAAGTGAGAAAAAAGAAAATAGCGTTGAAAGAGCAAGTTGCTAACGCTAAAAGCCACTTGGACGGGCAAAAGTCCAAATACTATGAAGAAGTTAAAGCTGGAAGCAGGTTAACACCTGAACAACAAAAAGCTGTAAACTTTTTTAATAGGTACAACAAAGAAAGCGAAGAGAATAAAAAGATAGCGGACAAACAAACTAATACTTTTAAATTAAAAACTCAACAAGTTTTTAACGATAAATTCAAAGGTTTTGAATACAACGTCGGTGATAAAAAATATCGGTTTAACGTGAAGAACGCTGAAGAGATAAAAGAAACTCAAAGCGACATTAATAATTTTGTCAAGAAGTTCTTGAATGAAAATAATGAAATGTCAGATGCTAAAGGTTATCACAAGTCTTTATTTACAGCAATGAATCCCGACGCTATTGCTAAGCATTTTTATGATCAAGGTAAAGCTGATGCTATGAAAGATAGTGTTGCTAAGGCTAAAAACGTAAGTATGGATCCAAGGCAATCATTTTCTAACGATAACACTAGCGGGCCTAAATATAGAGTGCTTAACGATGACACTTCTCCTACTTTTAAGTTTAAAATTAAAAATAAATAACTAATTTAAAATTAAAAAATTATGAGTATTACTGCTGGGGGTAACTTAAATAGTGTAGCTATCCCACAAAAACAAGCAACAACTGGAAATTACTTAGACTTAGCGTCTACAGCTAATCAAGGTTGGGCACAACAATACCTGCCAGACTTGATGGAAAAAGAAGCTGAGGTTTTTGGACCTCGTACAATTTCTGGTTTCCTATCACAAGTTGGTGCAGAAGAGGCTATGACTGCTGATCAAGTAGTATGGTCTGAGCAAGGTAGATTACATTTATCTTACAACGCTCAAATTAAAGACAACAACGCTGGTATTAACGGTGGTGGTGTTAAAATTGAAATATTAACTGATATTGATGGTGCTGATCCAGGAAATAACCACGGTGTAAGAGTTAACGATACTGTTATCGTTGCTAGTTCTACTGAGGTTATCAAGGGACTAGTTACTGAGGTTTCTACTGTGTTTATTGAGGTTGAGCCTTATGGAGCTGCAGTTTCTGCTTCTTCTGATGACGATCTTTGTACTGTATTAGTTTATGGTTCTGAATACAACAAAGGTACTAACTACATTTCTGCTGACGGTTCTACTGCAACTGACAGAAGAGGATCTAATGAGCCTGTGTTTAAGTCTTTCAGTAACAAACCAATTATATTAAAAGATTACTACGAAGTTTCAGGATCTGATGCTTCTAGAATTGGTTGGGTTGAAGTTTCTTCTGAAAACGGACAATCAGGTTACTTATGGTATTTAAAAGCTGAGTCTGACACTAGAGCTCGTTTTACTGACTATTTAGAAATGGCAATGTTAGAAGGTGAATTAACTTCTTCTGATGATGCTGCTGATTTCTTAAGCTCTAACGATGCTTACCACGGTACACAAGGTTTATTTGCTGCTATTACTGATAGAGGTAATTTAACTTCTGGTGTAACTGGTGTAAACGCTGCTACTGATTTAGCTGAGTTCGATGCAATCTTAGCTGAGTTTGATAAGCAAGGTGCTATTGAAGAATACATGATGTTTGTTAATAGATCAACTAGCTTAGCTATTGATGATATGTTAGCTTCTATGAACTCTTACGGAGCTGGTGGTACTTCTTACGGAGTATTTAACAATTCTGAAGATATGGCATTAAATTTAGGTTTCACTGGTTTCAGAAGAGGTTCTTATGACTTCTACAAGTCTGACTTCAGATACTTAAATGACAAAGCTACAAGAGGTGGTATAAATAGTATTGCTGGAGCTAATGCAATTAGAGGTGTCATGATTCCTGCTGGTACTTCTTCAGTTTATGACCAAACTGTTGGACAAAGCATGAAGAGACCTTTCTTACATGTAAGATATAGAGCTTCACAAACTGATGACCGAAGAATGAAAACTTGGGTTACTGGTTCTGTTGGTGCTTCTACATCTGCTTTAGATGCAATGCAACTGCACATGCTATCTGAGAGATGTTTAATTACTCAAGGTGCTAATAACTTCATGTTAATGAAGTAAACTATTTATTAAGGATCGAGGCTTCGGCCTCGACCCTTTCTTTTTATTAATTTTATTATATATTATATTATGGCAAAAAAACAAAAAACACAAGAGGTAGAGGTACCTGTTGTTGAAACACCAGTTGTTGAAACACCAAAACCTAAAAAAGTTGAACCTGCAAAACCAAAGTGGGAAATAAAAGACAGAATGTATCATCTTACTAAAAATTTAAAACCTCTGTCTTACTCTATAAAATCAGCTAATATATACTATTTTGACGAAGAACTAGGCTACGAAAGAGAATTAAAATATTGTCAAAATCAAAAAACTTGTTTTGTAGACGAGATGAAAGGTGATCAAAGATTAGAGCATATTATTTTTAGAAACGGAACATTATTTGTTCCTAAAAACAAAACTGTTTTGCAAAAATTATTGTCTTTGTACCACCCTCATAATGGTAATATTTTTTATGAATGGAAGCCTGAAGCTAAAGCTGCTAGCGATATAGAAACGTTAGAATTAGAAGCCGATGCAATAATAGTCGCTAGAGATATGGATATTGATATGGCAGAAGCAATCATGCGTGTAGAAAAAGGATCTAGCGTATCTAAGTTAAGTTCTAAGGAGCTTAAACGTGATTTATTAGTATTTGCTAGAAACAACCCTGCTTTGTTCTTAGAATTAGCAACTGATGACAACGTTCAACTTAGAAACTTTGGTATCAAAGCCACAGAACTTGGTATTATAAAGTTAAGTAATGATCAAAGAAACTTTTTATGGGGATCAAACGATAGACCTATAATGACAGTTCCTTTTGATGAACATCCATACACCGCTCTAGCACATTGGTTTAAAACTGATGAAGGTATGGAGATATATTCAAATATAGAAAAAAGATTAAATTAATCAAACTGTAGGAGCGTTCGCCCTACGGGGCGATCGCAAACTACAATAAAAAAATATGGATTTCGGTATAAATATAGATAAAGTTTATCAAAAAGTTTTAGCAATAGCTAACAAAGAGCAAAGAGGTTATATAACACCTCAAGAATTTAATTTATTTGCAGATCAAGCACAAATGAATATATTTGAGCAATATTTTTTTGATATAAATCAATTTAACAGAGTGCCTGGTAATCAAACTGATTTTTCTGACCCATTGTCTGGTTTAGAAGAAAAAATAAGCTTTTTTAAAAAAAGACAAGAACCTTTAACTTTAGCCAATGACTTTGGAGATGTATTTTTAAATGATTACATATTTGACATGTTTAAGCTTGGCACTGTTTATAGAAGATATAAAAATGGAAGTTTAAAAACAGTAGATCCTATAAGTTCTTTTGAAGAATATAGGCAAATAACTTCTAGCAAATTATTAGCACCTACCGAACTTTATCCTAAATATATAAGGTATTATGCAGAGTCAAGTCTTGATACAACGAAAGACAGGATTAAAATATCACCATATTCTGGATTAAAAGATTTAGAAACTCAAACTGGAAAAAAACAAGTTTTTGCAGATTATATAAGAAAACCAGCAAAACCTAATTGGAGTTACGTTGTAGTAAATGAACAAGCATTATACGACTCGACAACTTCTGATGATTTCGAACTACACAAGTCTGAAGAAAACAATTTAATATTTAAAATATTACAATTAGCAGGTATAACTATAGATATTAACTTATATCAAGTTGCTGCTCAAGAAGAAATTAAAAATATACAACAAGAAAAAGCGTAACATATGGGATTAATAAATCAAACACAAAGAGAGTATTATGAAGGCGTTGACGGCATACAAAATAGTGGTGATGAAATTTTTGGAGGGTATCAATTTGTTAGTTTAGAAGACGTCATAAATCAGTTTATGGTTGTATATGTTGGTGAAGATAAATTAATAACTAAAGCTAGAAAAACAGATGTGCAATTTCATGCAATGAGAGCTTTACAAGAATTATCTTTTGATACTTTTAAATCTTCTAAAGCAATAGAGATGGTTGTTCCAGCTACACTTCAAATGCCTTTACCTATTGATTATGTAAATTATACATCATTATCTTATATTGATGAAGCTGGTATTAAAAGAAAATTACAACCTGTCTCTAAAACATCTAATCCAATTGCTTATCAACAAAATTCAGACGGTTCTTTTAAGTTTGAAACTAATAGTTATATTAAAAATGTTATAGGTGGTAATCAATACGAAGAGTATGGTATTACTAAAAGTGGTAAAACAACTCCTGCAATTGGAACTGGTGATGTAAAGTCTGATAATTTATTACCTAAATTTGTTAAAGAAACAAGAATTGCTGTTACTAACACTAGTGGTTATCAAGACAGTGAGCTTTCTTACGGTCCTGGAAGTGAAATGCAAATGAACTTTTATAATTCTAATCATGACATAGAAGTTGGTATGACTATATTCGCGCCAGGTATATTGCCAAACACAACAGTTGCTTCTGTTGGTGATTCTACAAGTAGTAATTATCCTGGTATGGGTATAACAATGACAAATCCTATTTACGAAGAATTTTTGCTTAACGGGTCTGGAGCAAACGGTTATCCTGAAAACACGCAAATACTAGGTGAAGAAGTTATATTTGTTGATTTACATAAACAATCTACTGCTTGGAAAAACTATAAGTCTCATACATCTGTAACAACAACTGACGATTACGAAGATGATACTGAGTGGGTAAATGAAGGTCAAAGATATGGTATTGATCCTCAGTATGCGCAAAACAATGGTTCGTATTATATAGACAACAACACAGGTTTAATACACTTTAGTTCTTTTATAAACGGAAAAACAATTGTACTAGATTATTTAAGCGATAGTCTAGGTACTGACGCTGAAATGCAAGTTCATAAATTTGCAGAAGAAGCAATGTACAAGTGTATAGCATACGCAATATTAGCTGGTAAAAGAAACATACCTGAGTATATAATTAATAGACTTAGAAAAGAAAAGTTTGCCACAACTAGAAAAGCAAAACTAAGATTATCAAATTTAAAATTAGAAGAATTAACTCAAGTACTTAGAGGTAAATCTAAGTTGATTAAACACTAATACATGGCAAGAATAAATAATGTTTTTAGTCAAGGTAAAATGAATAAAGACCTTGATGAAAGAATAATACCTAACGGCGAATATAGAGACGCAATGAATATACAGCTTTCTACTTCAGATGGCTCAGACGTTGGTGTTATACAAAACTTATTAGGTAATCAGCTTTTGTCAAGTAATATAAATATTGATAACGGTGTTTGTGTTGGTACTGTTGTAGACGAAAAAGACAACGCTATCTATTGGTTTGTTACAGACAACAATAGAGATATGATATTGCGATATAAAAACGGTTTGACAACAACTGTTTTTAACGATCCTAGCAGGCAAGTTTTAAAGTTTAATCAAGATAATATTATAACAGGTATAAACATACTTGATGATTTTTTATTTTGGACTGATAATGAATATGAGCCTAAAAAAATACATATACAAAGATCAATAGGTGGTACTACTCAAGTCATTAGTGATCAAACAAAGTTAGTTGTAAATAATTTACCAACTGCTACAGACGTAACAGAAGATCACATTACTGTTATAAAAAAATCCCCTAAATATCCACCTGTTTTAGAAATGTCAGATGGTAGACGAGAAGGTTTAATTTCGGCTACTTTAAACTTTGATTTTACTAATTTACAAGTTGGAGATCAAATTACTTTTAATGACCATGATTTAGGTACTCCTGGCACACAAAACAACTGGAACGTAGATGATATTTTAGTGTTGCAAAGTTATGAAGATAACGTGCCTTTAGTTCCTTTAGAAGAGTTTGAAATTAAATTACAAATAACTCAAGTTAATGTTGTAAATACTTCACCTCCTGTTGGATTGCCAACTTTAGACGTAGACTATACAGCTGAAATAATAAGTATTTCTTCTACAACACCAATTGGTATAGACGCTGTAACTGGACTAGCACCTTTTTTTGTAATAGATTTATTTGATCCTACCGAAAAAATATTTGAATTTAAGTTTCCAAGATTTGCATATAGATGGAAATATGAAGACAAAGAATATTCTACTTTTTCACCTTTCTCAGAAGTAGCTTTTTTACCTGGTCCTTTTGATTATCACCCTAAAAAAGGTTTTAATCTTGGTATGGTAAACAACTTATCACAACTTTTTATTAAAGAATTTGTAACATCAGACATACCAGAAGATGTTGTTGCTATAGATATATTATACAAAGAGTCTAACTCTGCAAATGTATATATTGTAGATACTTTAAGAAAAGACGATCCTTTTATAAACGCAATCCCATACAGTAATACTTCTAACGCGTGGACATATCAAAATTTATATGACGGTGTTAATTCAATACAAAGAGATGGTAAGTATGAAATTAAATCAGAAACAATTTACGCTACGTTACCTTCAAATCAACTTTTAAGAGCTTATGATACCGTGCCTAGAAAAGCTTTGGCACAAGAAATAACAGGTAATAGATTAGTGTATGGTAACTATGTACAAAACTATGATTTAGACAATTTAGTTGCTAGTTTTAATGTTGGATTAAGTACTTTTGAAAATGTTGAATATTCTCAACAACCTTCGGGTTCTATAGTAAATACACCTAACAAATCTTTAAAGTCTATAAGAGACTATCAAATAGGTGTTGTGTACTTAGATGAATATGGTAGACAAACACCTATACTAAGTAGTAATACTGGTATAAAAAAATTATCAAAAAATGACGGTGATAATTATAATCAGTTTAAAGTTCAATGTAAGCACGATCCACCTGCCTTTGCTAAAAGATTTAAATTTTACATAAAAGAAACTTCTAACGAATATTATAATTTAGCTTTAGATCGTTATTATGATTCTGAAGATGACAATATATGGCTTTCATTTCCATCGTCAGATAGAAATAAAGTTGATATAGACACATTTTTAATATTGAAAAAAGGTACTGAATCAAATGATTTAGTTACTGAAGAAGCTAGATATAAAGTATTAGCTATAGAAAACGAAGCTCCAGATTATATAAAAAGAAACGAACTTGCTTTAGGTAAAGAGTTTCACAATAATACTACTAACGATATATTTACTCAAGATACTAATAACTTTCCATTACAATCAAGAAATTCTTTTAGTATTAATTACGAGCCTTTTGAAAATAGTAGTTTAGATAATTTACATAAATTATTACAAGGATTAAATGCTAAAGAAGAAATACAAGTTTATTTTGAAAATACGTCTACGCAGCAAACTTCAAGAAAATATAGGGTAACAAATATATCTGCTACAATAGATGCTAGTACTGGAAATCCTACACCTGGTACTCAAGTTACTTTTCAATTAGACTCAGACTTAGAAAGCGATGTTAATTTTATATATGACGAGTCAAATTTACAAATAAAAAACGTTGTAAATATTTCTTTTGAAAAAGTTATTGTTGAAAACAGTCCAGAGTTTGATGGTAGATTTTTTGTAAAAATATACACTGACGATATTATTAAAAAGTATTTAGATCCAGCTATAACTGCTGAAACGAAGTATAGAACTTTATCATCAAGAAAAATATATTATAGAAGTTCAGACTTTTTAGATTTACACTCTGGTGGTCAAACAAGTTTAAGTGGTGACAATTATCATAACAATGGGGTTTTAGCAAGTAATTTTTTAGCAGACACTGGCAGTAGTAATCAAAGTGATTTATATGATTATTGGTATAAATTTTGTGCTTATGCAAGGCAAAACAGAACTCACACTACGTCTGATAGAATAAGTAACACTGAAACAGTCACAGCAGGCACTTATCAAGATGTTTGGTTTATAAATGATTACAATTGGAATCACCCTACACAAAACAGCGGTATTACTGATACTTCTGGTAGCTTTAGTAGTGACGATCATACTACTGGTAGCTCAAACTACACTCAAAATAAACAGGCAAATGGTATAGAGTCGTGGACAAATACTTCTAGAATAGAAATATCAATAACAGGTTTAGAGCCAGATCCTGATGAAATAAATTCTTCAGCTTCAAATCCTTATTATTCAAACCCAAATCCAAACAATGGTAGTGCAAATGCACTCGGTTGGAACTCAGGTAATGCTTCTATATATAACGTTGGTGAAGGAAATAAAAACGAGTTGTTTACTGGCGAAGAAAGTTTTGTTAATTCTTTACAAGTTGGTAAAAAATTAAGATGGGCTGAAGATCCAACCGGAACTATTTATACTGTAACATCAGTAACTAGAAGATATTTATTAGAGTATCAAGGTAATAAAAGTAATGCTAATAATGGTGCATATAGAAGACCTGAAAACTTTACAACGTCGTGGGTAATGTACTTAGACAAGCCTATAGCTTGGGATCCTATTTCACCTACTGATGGCCAAGAGCCTATGAACGGCTTTTCACCAAATACAAATCCATATGCTGCTCTTGCAGTTGATGGTAGTAGTATTACACCTAGTTCTGGCGTTACTTGGAACGGTATTAAAATAGCTCAAGGATATACACTTGAAGCTGTTGAACCTATATACGACGATAAAGTTATGCCTACTAATCCTAGTATATTTGAAACTGAGCCAAAAGAAAACATAGATTTAGATATATACTACGAGGCAAGTCCAGAGTTTCCTATAATACTTGACGAGCAAAGTTTACCTAATATTATTAAAATAGGATCAGTAGTAACTGTGCCAGCTTGGAATACCACAGCTAATTTAGGTGCTGGACAAGCTACGTTAACTGCTTTTCAACCAGCGCCAGTTTTAGGAACTGTTTTATTTGAAATTTCTAATCCAAATTTAACAGGATTTAATTTGCCTGCAAATACTATTTTACAATTTACAAGCGAAGGCAAAACGACAAATTTACAAACTCAAATGCCGACAAGTATAGGTAGTATTCCAGGTAAAGTTTATGTATTTATGAAATTAAACTTGCATGACTCTCCAATAGAGCTTGATTGGTTTAATTGCTATAGCTTTGCAAATGGAGTTGAGTCTAATAGAGTTAGGGATAATTTTAATGCTGTTACTATAGATAAAGGAGCTATTGTATCAACAACGTTAGACGATCAAAATCTTTACAATGAAGACAGGAAAACAAATGGTTTAATATTTTCTGGAATATATAATTCAATAGGTGGTATAAATGAGTTAAATCAATTTATACAAGCTGAAAAAATTACAAAAGATATAAACCCAACTTATGGTAGCGTTCAAAAATTATTTAGTAGAAACACTGATTTAATAACTTTTTGTGAAGATAGAGTTATAAAAATATTAGCAAATAAAGACGCTATATTTAACGCAGACGGCAACCCGCAATTAACAGCAAATGAAAATGTACTTGGACAAGTAGTGCCTTTTGTTGGTGACTATGGTATATCACAAAATCCAGAGTCTTTTGCTAGCGAAAGTTACAGGGCTTATTTTACAGACAAACAACGTGGTGCTGTGCTTAGGCTGTCGATGGATGGTTTAACGCCTATATCTAACGATGGAATGAGAGATTACTTTGGAGAAAAGTTAAAAAACACTACACATATAGTTGGTAGTTATGATAACAATAAAGAAGAATATAATTTAACAGTGTTATATCAAGGTATTAACACTAGTGATGATTTAAACACTACTGTTAGTTATGATGAAAAAGTAAAAGGCTGGACAAGTTTTAAATCTTTTATATTAGAAAACGGTTGTAGCATACAAAACGATTATTTTACTTTTAAAAATGGTAATATATATAAGCATCATGTTGACAATACTAATGCTAATGAGTTTTATGGTATACAAACTGATTCTAAAGTTGAGTTTGTATTTAATCAAGAACCATCTTTAATAAAATCTTTTAATGCTATAATGTACGAAGGCAGTCAAGGTAAAGTTCAAAATTTACCAGGCTATGTAGATAATAATCTTTACAGTTATAAAAATTTATACAATAAAGATGGTTGGTATGTAGAGGAAATAATTACAGAAAAATCTAAAGGTAGTGCTTTAAACTTTTTAGAAAAAGAAGATAAATGGTTCGGTAGTATAAGAGGTAAAAGTGAAGATCAAAATGATATTGACTTGAAAAATTTTTCTGTTCAAGGTATAGGTAGTATATCAAGTATTAACGTTAATATTTAAAATATGAAATTTATAAATTCAGTAAAATTTGATACAACACCTATATCTAAAACAAAAACTATAAAAAATTTAGTTGTTCAAGGTGATTTAGGTGCAGTTTTTAGTGTTTATGTGGTTAGAAATAACGATAATTATTATTATAATTTTAATACAAAAACCTTTCAATCAACACCTACTAGACTACTTCAAAAAGAAATTATAAGTCAAGACAAAACTTATGCCGTAAAAATAACTTTTCCAACAGTTACATCTGATAAAGATTACGACGTTTATGTTTATGCTGAGTCTCATTTTGAAACTGATTTTAATAATAGCTTTGAAGAAAGCTTGTTATATAGAGTTAAAAACACAGATACTAGTTTAAATGAAGATGGTACATATTATTTAAGTAGTAGCACAAGACTTCCTTCAAGTTTATATCAATATGCTGATAAAACAATAACTATATCTACAATACACAGCGACTCTGCAGTTACAGAAGCTATAGATACTAGTAAAACAAATACAAATTTAACTGCAGCTGCGCCTAATTTTACTTTTGCAAAACCTAGAGGTAAAACATATAGCTCTGTTACTAACAGACTTAGTGTTGTTGATAATCCAGAAAATAAAGTTACAGCTAATTTTTTACCTACAATGGGATTAGCAGATCATTCAATGCAATTTGTTAGAAAACCTTTGCTTAGTGATTTTTTTGTAACAACTACACAAACTGTAGACGGCACAACTTCAAGCTCTGCAGATGTTACTCTTGATTCTGTAGAAAATATTTATGTAGGTATGAAAATACAAAGCGTTAGCTCTGGTTCTTTAACTGCAAATACATATATAACTAAAGTTAATAGAGAAACAAAACTAGTTAGCATGTCTCAAACCAATAGTTTTGCAGATGGAATAACTTTAACTTTAAGATCCTACGGGATTACAAATATATACAATTTATTTAAAACAAGATTAAAAATAAGTAGTTTAGCAGGGGCGTTAAGCACTGTAGATCATCCAGACACGGGGCAACCTACAGAATTTAATTTTGTAACAACTAAATCAACTGACACATTAACCACGGGAACTAACTGTAAAGTAACTAGTTCAAAAGGTATAGGTACAAATGACACTATTTTCGCTGCTGGTTTAACAACTGCTGATGGCTCTGCTGATGGTACTCCAATAACTGTAGCCAGCGTTGATAACGCTAGTAGTCCAAATACAATAACACTTTCTGCTGCGTTGGCTAATAATAGCAGTATAGTAGAAAATACAGTAATGTTTTTTAAAGGAAGTTCTTTAACTGCAGAAATAAGCTTTGATATAGAGTTTTACGAAATAGGTGATACTAACTTTACTTTATTTTTAGATTTAGACAATATATTAACAATAACAGACGAATCATAATGACAGTAGAATATAATATACAAGGCCAAATAAATCCATCTGTTCAAATAGGTGATAATATTTATTTTAGTTTAAAAACTTTAAGCTCTGGTTATCAGACAAGTAACTCTTTTACATATTCAGGTGTTGTTGACAAGATAGAACAAGGAGTTTCAAGCGCTATTATAACTGTAGATATAGATAATATTAATAATGTGCCTGGTGGTGTAAATTATGCTATAACAAATATGAATGATTATTTCTTATTTTTTTCAAAAGATACTAGCGCTAATATAAATAGAATAAAAGGTTATCATGCTAATGTAACTATGATAAATGACTCTAATGAAAAAGCAGAGTTGTTTACAGTTGGTGCAGAGATACAACCTAGTAGTAAATAACACTAAAAAAGTGTAATTATAAAATATAAAACAAACAATATGTACGAGTACGACCAAAACGGAAATCTTATTTTAACTTCATCTGGACAACAGTTATTAGACCAAAACGCGGCTGCTTTTGCTACTAGCGATATGGGCACTAGTACTTATGTTCAACCTGCTAATACGTATCAAGCAACAGAAACTGCACCTGTACCAAGACAACTTATGGATCCAATGCAAACAATTGGTAGACTAGATGCTAAGCCTATATCTGTTGGTCCATTACCAGGTCCAAATCCGTTACCTGGAACTTTGATACAAGCGCCTATGTATGGACCGTTCAATCAAGCAGCTAAAACCGCAGCTACTAGCGGTGTTACTAGTGCGGCCACAAGCGCTGCAGCAAGTGGAGCTACAAACGCTTTTGCAAACATGTCTCCTGCAATGCAAGCTGGTATGATTGGTGGTATAGCTGGTATAGCTCAAGGACTTATTGGTAGAAGAAAAAGAAGAGCTGAGCAAAGAGCTGCAGCTGCAGAATATAGAGGTATGAGAAGAAGATTTGAAAATTTGGACACTAGCAATTTAGCGGCTAATATTCAAAATCCGTTTGCAGAAAATGTTTTTGAAGATTTAACAGTAAATAGACAAGCTGCAGAATTTGCAGCGCAACAAGGTCAACAAGCAAGAGCAAACATAATGAGTCAGTTTAGAGGTGTTGCTGGAGGTAGTGGTATAGCAGGCCTAGCACAATCTTTAGCAAATCAAGCTACTACAGCATCACAGCAAGCAGCTGCTAGTATAGCTATGCAAGAACAGCAAAACGCAAAATTAGCAGCTCAAGGACAATTACAAGTTCAAAAAGGCGAAGCTATGGTACAACAAATGCAATTAGCTGGTGAAGAAAGAGCTAGAGCATTAGATTACAGACAAACAGGTACGTTGTTTGGCATGGCTCAACAAAGAAAAAGAGCTGCAGATCAAGCTGTAGCGCAGGCAAATGCAGCGCTATATGGTGGTATTGGTCAGTTAGCAGGTACATTTTTAACTGGTGGTATGAGTAATATGGCTCAAGGTTTAACATTTATGGGTAATACACCCGCATAGAATTGATATGGCAAAAAAACAAGGTAGTTTAAATTATAATCCAAACACAGTTTTAATAGCTGGCGAGGGTCAAATGAGAGATGCGCAAGCACAAGCTTCTTTAGCTGGTGGTGCAGCTTTTTCTGCTGGCTTTCAAAAAGCTTTTATGGCTGGTTTAGAAGAAAACAGAAGGCAACAAGCTCAACACGAAGCTATGATGATTGATCTTGGAGGCATAGACAATATACAGTATTTAGATGGTGAAAACAAAATAGCTGTAACTAATTTTTTAAGAACTCAAAGAGATGAGTATTCTAAACTTGCTGAATTATATTCAAAAACAAAAGATGTAGCATTATTAGATAAAATGAATGCTATAAAAGTTTCTTTTAATAATTTAAATACAGATATAGCTACTTTATATAACGACAAAGTAGGTTATGTAGACGCTTCTGACAAAGGACAATTAGTGCTAGGCGGTAAAAGTTTTGATCAAAAATTTTATGACAATGTACTTTTAAGTGGTAGTGGTTTTAAAAGTATAAATGAAAACGGTAGACTTGTTTACGACAAAGACGGTAAAGACGTTTTATATGCTGATGTAGCAGGTAAATGGAACGTAAAAAATAATATTGCAGAAAGTTTGGTTCTACAAACTGACGCTGCTATAGTTAAAAACGCTCAAAAAGGTTTTGGCTTTGATGCTATTGGCGTTAAAAATTCTTTCAAGTCTGGTTTTAAACAGACTGGTCCTGAAGGTTTACAAGTAATGGCAGAAACAGATATAACAGGTGATGATGACTTTACATTGCCAAACGGACAAAGAGTTGGTAATATGTCATTTGAGTTTATGTGGGGCGCTGGTATGTTAGACGGCAAGTATTATTCTAAAAGAAAATCAGGTGATACAAGCTGGATGTTTGACAATGCTAACACTGATGAATTAAACGATTTAATGTCTCAGTATTACACTGATGTTATGCAAGACAGACACAAAAGTAATTTAAAACAACAAGGTGGTGGAAGTCAGTTTGGAACTAGTTTTTTAAGTCAACCAGGTAAAGGTAAAGTTTTTGTAGATGGTGGTGCTGATAATATAGATTATAATACAGGTGTAAAGTTACTTAATGATCTTTCAAAAGCCGCGCAAGGACAATCAGTTACTGTAAATGTTACTGGAACTCTTTATAAGTATAACCCAAGCACAAATCAATGGACAGATCAAGATGACAATCTTGTGGCTGGATCAATACAAAAATTTATTACAGATACTTTAGGTATTTCTGATCCTGCGTTTTTAGGTATTAAAGCTAGTGGCAATATTCAAGGGGCAACTAGTGGTGTTAACTTTAATATATTTAAAGAAGAAGAAGATGAAGCGCAAAAAAAATTAGAAAATTTATTTCCAGATTTTGGTTTTTCACACATTAATTTTGGACCAAGAGACAGGATAACAGTTACAGACCCTAATGGCAATGAAATAGGAACTTTTGATTTTGACTATAGTGATGATGAAGATGCTAAAAAAGAAGCTATAAGATTTAATAATGCAATGGAAAGGTATTTGCAAAAAACACAATTACCAATAATAAAAAAATAAATGTCAGATTTTAGTTATAACAACGTAAATATTTCTGTTCAAGAGGTAGCTGACGCTGCTAAAAAATCTAACATGTCTATAGAAGATTATATTGATTCTGTAGATGGTTTAGAGTATACTGTTGCGCCTGAAGATAGAGGTTTTTTTTATGACTTATACGTTGCTTATAAACAAGGTGTAAACGCTGGTGCTAGTGTTGATGAGGCTTTTGATATATATAAACAAGGCAAAGATATTTCAGATGAAGATTTGCAAGGCGCAATAGATGCCGTAAGTAAAATGCAAGAAATTGGGCCTACTAACGAACAATATGAATTTGCAAAAGCTAAAAAGAAATATGGTGGAGGTGCTTTTGGTACATTGAAAGCTTTAAGAGAAAACCCTGGATTTTTACCTCAACTATTAGTTAGTAGTTTTGCTACTATGGGTAGTTCTTTTTTAGACTCAGAAGAGGTTGCTGGAACTACATTGGCTTCTGCTGGTGTTGGAGCTGGTTCAGGCGCTTTAATAGCTGGTCCTGGCGGTGCTATTAAAGGTGCTTTGTCTGGAGGTATAGGAGGTTTAGTAGGTTCTATGGAAACAGGTTTGACTTTAATGGATTTAATTCAAGAAGAATTAGGTGAAGGTGTTGAACTTACAAAAGAAAATGTTAGAGAAATTTTATCTAATGAAGAAAAGTTTAATGATATAAAACAAAAATCAGCTGCTAGAGGTAGAAACATAGGTGCTGTAGAGTCTTTGGCTTTTGTACTTTCAATGGGTGCTAGTAGAGCTTTTACTAGTATAGGAAAATTTCGTACTGCTGCTTTAGCAGGTACTGCAATTGAAACTGCTGGTGGTTTTGCTGGTGAAATTGCTGGTCAAATAGGTGCTGGGCAAAAAATAGATACAGGTGAAGCTGTGCTAGAAGGTATTGGTGAAATAGCTGGTCCTGGAACTATTATTAATGTAAGTGATGTTATGAGAACAGCACTTCAAAGAAGTAAATATAATATTAATGGCGAAACAAGATCAAAAAAAGAAATAGTTGATATATTAAATAATAAAAATTTAACAGCACAAGAAAAAACTAAAATAAAATTTAGTATTGAAAATGATAATCAATTTGAAAATTTTGTTAATGAAAAATTAAACGATATAAGTCTTGAATCTAAAATAGATCCTAGAGTTTCTGAAGATAAAGATAGGGCAGATTTAGTTAATCTACAAAAACAATTAGAAAAAGCTAAAGCTGATGCTAATAAAACTGGTATATTTAGAGTAGTTGATGCGCAAGCTAACGTAGAAAATATAGAAACACAAATAGACAATATAATAAATAAATATAGCGATGTTGATCGTAGAACTTCTGATGTTAGGGCTAGAAAGAAAACAGCTGAACAAGTTGAAGAAAATTTAGCAGATCAAGTTTTTGAAGCAAGCATGTCCTTTGCTAAAAAACATGCTAAGCTATATAACTTAAATATTGTAGACGGTTTATCAAAAACTGAAATAGAAAAACAATACGGTAAAAAAGCTGCTAAATCCAATGGTTTTATTACACCAGAAGGTGATATAATTATTAATAAAGATGTAGCTAAAACAAAAGGTATTATAGGTTCTAATACAGCTAACCATGAATTATTACACGGTATAATACAAGCTAGTGGTAAAGCTGATAAGATAGATCAAAAACTTGTAGATGATTTTTTAAATAAGATAGGTGAAAAAAATAAAGCTATTGTATTAAAAAGAATAAAAGATAATTATACTGAAGATTATATTAAGAAAAATAAAGACGAGTACTTTACAGCTTTTTCAGATGGAGTTGAAAATGGAGAAATAACTTTTGACAACGGTATATTTACAAGAGTTATAGATTCTGTAAGAAATCTATTACAAGATCTTGGTATTAGAAAAGTTGATTTTGAGTCAGCTGATGGTATGTATAACTTTTTAAAAGATTACAATAGAAGTATACATAAAGGAGCTTTAAGTAAAGGTATTAGAAGAGCAACTGGCGCTACAGCTGCACCTACACAAACAAAACAATCAAGAAGTCAACTTGTTGATACTATAAACGATTTACAACAAGGTGCTGTTACAAAAGCTGACTTTCAAAAACCAGAAGTGTTTAATAAAGTTTTTGAAGCTATACAGCCAGGTGGTGCTATAAACAATTATATAAAAAGTTTGCAAATGAGTCCTGAAAAAACTCAAGAAACTATAGACTCTGTAACTGATCGTTTAATAAACTTTGATCCTGCTGCTAAAAGAAAAGATGGTAGCGTTATTGGGCCAAGAGGTCTTGGTGAGTTTATAATGGCTAACGTAGGTTTTGGTAAACTAGATGCTGCTAAAAAATTGGCTACTAAAGCTAAGAAAACTAAAAGAGAAACTACTATAGATACTAAAGAAGCTAAAGAAATAGCTGACACACCTGTAGAAACTACACAAGAATTAGCTAATGGACCTAGAATTTTAAGTACTTTTGACGTGCCTTTAGAAGATAATGTTAATACTACTATAATAGAACGAGTTGAAAATTTAATAGAAGAAAACCCTGCTAATCTAAAAGAACAAGCTGATAAACTTGTGTTAAATGAAATAAGAAAAGATTTAGACGGCGCTATACCTAAAGTAACGTCAAAAGGAGTTACTGCAGAGTATGAAACTTTTATAAGAGAAACTTTTGATGAAAATGTAAAAAGTATAGGTATTGAAAAAAGTAGAAAATTACCTTGGTTTGAAAAGAAAAAAGTAGGTAGAAAAGATTATAAAAATATAGATCCTGAAACAGGTAAAGTTAGTAATTATAGAAAAGATGTTTTTGAAAGCAAAGCTAGTAAGCCTAAGTATATTAAATATTATACGCAAGGAAAACCAGGTGTTTTAAGAGAAAGAAGAAGAGCGTTAATATTAATGATTGCTGAAAGAAAAAAAGATGTAGCTGTTGATAACTATATAGAAGAAAACTCAGGTAACATAGACGCTGTAATGCAAGCAAAATTAAGAGCTGCTTCAAGAACAGCAGAGCTTGTAGAGCAAGAGTTAAAAACTTTTGATACTATAAAGTTTAGTAATTATTTTGTTAATAAAACAGAAGAGTATTATAAGAGCCCAGCTAATAAAGGTAAAAAACTATATCGTAATAGAGGTTTTGCTTTTGAGCAAGTAATTATAGATTTAATAAGAAGTTATGGTCTTGATCCCGATGTTCTTGAGCTAAAAGTAGATATTAATACTGAAAAAGGTGGTTTAGCTGACGTTTCGTTTACTTTAATGGGAGTTAGACGTAGTTTAGAGCTAAAGTTTGGTAAAACTCCAAAAGAAGCTACTAACGTGCCTATGGGCGCTGTATCTTGGAGTTTTTTTGATCTCGCTAAAAAAACTTTTGGTTTAGCTAAAAATAGACCTGCTTCGTACAGCTCTATTGATTTTAACGGATTAGCAAAAGCTTTATTAGCTGACAATGGACCGTTAGAAAAATATATTAATAGATATAATGAACTTCGCGTGCTTTACAACAATGGTGTTAAAACAGTTGAAGTAAACGGCAAGGCTATGCCTTTAAATACAGAAGGTAGGCGTTTAGAAGGTGAAGAAGCGTTGTCTGAGCTAAACCAAATAGGAGATAAAATATCTGAAAACATATATCATATATTACAAAAAGAAAAATTAGCTAATTTTAATATAAGACAAACAAGTAAAGATGGTCAACCACTTGTTGATCATTACGAGGCTAAAGTAGGTAAAGATCCTGTAACTGGAGAAGAAGTTCTTGGTGTAGACTTTCTAGAACCACTTGGTGTAGGTTTGTATAATGTAAGTGATCCAGCACAAAGTCCTTTGCCGCAATTACCTTGGGTAAAAGATGCTTTTACTGTTACTAGCAATGTTTATCTAAAAAATTCTGGCTCAATAGGTAAAAAAGTAAATGGTAAAAAAGTTTCTACCATAATACCGGGTGGTAGTAAAATAATAAGATTTAATATACAAGTTCAAAACTCTGTTGCTGAAGTTAAAAAAGTTTCTGATTATAGCGTAACTAACGAAAGTTCTTTTATAGCTTTGTTAGAGCAAGCTGCTTCTTTGCAAAAGCCAGTTGAGCAAGTAAATAAATATTCAAACTCTGTTGATAATGCTAGAGTAACAAAACAATATCATAACAATAAAAGAGGTATGAGTACTTTTGACTTTGACGAAACGTTAATTGTTGAGGGTAAAAACTTTGTTACAGCTACTAAAGGTGATGATGTTGTGCAAATTAGTAGTGCTGAATGGCCTATATTAGGTCAAAAATATGCAGATGATGGTTATACTTTTGATTTTAAAGATTTTGTAAATGTAAGAGGTGGTAAAGAAGGTCCATTGTTACAAAAAATGAAAAATCAAATTAAAAAGTTTGGACCTGAAAATGTGTTTGTATTAACAGCAAGACAGCAACAAGCAGATACAGCAATACATGGTTGGTTAAAATCACAAGGTATTGATATACCTATAGAAAATATAACAGGTTTAGGTGATAGTACAGGCGAGGCAAAAGCTTTATGGATGCTTAATAAGTTTGAGCAAGGCTATAATGATATGTATTTTGTTGACGATGCCCTGCCTAATGTTGATGCTGTTAAAAACGCTTTAGAGCAATTAGATATTAAATCAGATGTACAACAAGCTAAATTAAAGTTTAGCAATAGCATAGATAGTGATTTTAATAATATTTTGCAAGACGTTACTAATATAGATGCTAAAAAACGTTTTAGCGAAACTAAAGCTAGAAAACGCGGCGCTAGTAAAGGTAAGTTTAGATATTTTATACCGCCATCTCATGAAGATTTTGTAGGGTTACTTTATAATTTTATGGGTAAAGGTGAGTTAGGTAATAAACATAGGGATTTTTTTGAAAAAACTTTAATTAGACCTTTAAATAGAGCTTATAGAGAATTAAACGCTGCAAAACAAGCTATAGCAAACGATTATAGAGCGTTAAGAAAAAATAATCCTGACGTTGTGAAAAAGCTTAATCAAAAAACGCCTGATGGTGATTTTACTTACGAAGATGCTGTAAGAGTTTACTTGTGGAATAAGCACGGGCATAAAGTTGAAGGCTTAAGTAATGCTGATTTAAAAGAGTTAAGCGATTTAGTAAACAATGATATTGCTTTAAAAAATTATGCAGAACAGTTAAATATTATATCTAAACAAAAAGAATATGTTGCACCAACAGCAGATTGGGAAGTTGGTGACATTAGAACTGATTTAACTGATGCTACTGGTAGAATAGGTAGAGAAAAATTTTTTGCAGAGTTTTTAGAAAATGCAGAAGCTACTTTTTCAAAAGAAAATTTAAATAAAATTGAAGCTGGATTTGGCTCTGGCGTAAGAAACGCTATTGAAGATGTTTTGTATAGGATAAAAACAGGACAAAATAGACCATCAGGCCAAAATGTTTTAGTTAATAAATTAATGAACTATTTAAACGCTGCTGTTAGCTCTGTCATGTTCTTTAACGTAAGATCATCTGTACTACAGCAAATGTCATTAGTTAATTTTATAAATTTTGGTGACAATAATATATTTAAATTTGCAAAAGCTTTTGCTAATAAAAAACAGTATTGGGCTGACTGGGCTTATTTATTTAACTCAGATTATATGAAACAAAGACGTGCTGGTATACAAACAGATGTTAACGGTGCTGAACTTGCTGCTTCTGTTGCTAACTCAAAAAATCCTGTGCAAACTGTAATAAGAAAACTATTACAACTAGGATTTTTACCTACTCAAATTGGTGATAATATTGCAATTGCTACTGGTGGTGCTGCTATGTATAGAAATAGAGTTAATACTTATTTATCACAAGGTTTAAGCAAAGTTGAAGCTGAAAAAAAGGCTTTTGTAGATTTTCAAGAAATAGCAGAAAGTACACAACAGTCTGCAAGGCCTGATATGATTAGTCAACAACAAGCTTCACCATTAGGAAAACTAATACTAGCTTTTCAAAACGTAACGTCACAATATAATAGACTTGGTAAAAAAGCTATGTTAGATTTAATTAACAGAAGAAAAACACCACCTTATACAGATCAGTTTAAAAGTGATATGTCAAATGCAAATAAAATAGTTTATTATTTTGCTGCTCAAAACTTAGTGTTTTATTCTTTACAGTCTGCTTTATTTGCAATGATGTTTGATGACAACAAAGATGACGAGCAGTTTTTAAAGAAAAAAGAACGTATGATAAATGGTAGTATTGATTCTGTGCTTCGTGGCGCCGGTATAATGGGAGCTGTAATATCTACTTTTAAAAACATGGCTATAAAGTTTGCAGAGCAAAGAAACAAAACATATAACAAAGACGAAAGTGCTGTTATAATGGAAATGTTAAATGTATCACCACCATTAGGTATTAAAGCTAGAAAAATAGTTAATGCTGAGAAAACATTAAATTACAATAAAAAAGTAATTGAAGAGATGAATACGTTTGATATTGATAATCCTGTTTGGCCAGCTGTAACTAATTATATAGAAGGTATAACAAACGTTCCTGTTAACAGATTATATAATAAAACACAAAATGTTAGACAAAGTTTAGATTCGCAGTATAGCGGTTTTCATAGACTGCTAATGTTTTTAGGTTGGAGTCAGTATAATTTAGGTTTAGAAAACAAAGAGCTCGAAGCTGTTAAAAGTAGAGTTAAAAAGTCTAGACAAGGTATGAGAAAAAGAAAAAAAAGTAGACCAGTTTCAATATAGCACAAACAATTAAAATAAAAAATGAAAAAACTAATTATATTATTAATTATACTAAGTTCTTGTGTAACACCTAAAAAATGTTGCTCACAAAGCTTTAAAAAAATATTTAAGTTCTCTACGTTTTACGCAGCTGCAAACGGCGGTACATCCATATCGGATGTAGAAACATTTTCAGTTACAAACGGACTAGAAACTGCCACAATACAAACACCATATGATTACAACTTAGCTTTAGGTATACGTAAAATAGCTAGATTTGGTTATGAAAATAGAGCGCAAACATTTTACGATGGCACTGAAAACTCGTGGTCAGATGGTGCTAACGTAGGTAAAGTAAAAGGATTAGAGTTTTTATTTGAAATAGATTATAAAAGACAACAAGGTAATGAATATTTAGATCAGCATCACTTTATAAGATTTGTTGATGATAAGTATATATTAAAAGGTGAATATTTAGAAGATGGTTTTGCAGATATAAAATACTTTGAAACATCAGAAAGATATAGATATAAAGTTAATGACAAATTGTCGTTTAATGCTGGGCTTGCTCAAAGGTTGTCCGAACCGTACGGATATGATCCCTTGGCAGAGTGGATGCTAAGCAATGGCAATATACATTACACTTACCTAGCACTACAAGAAGGCTATAATGTCGATGTAGCTGCTAGTGAGTATTTTTCTCCGAGTGGAGAACTCGTTGCTACAAGCAAAGAGGTTTGGGAAGAGGTTGTTATACCAACCGTGCTAGCAGATTATACTGAAAGAAAACGTAATGAGTTAGACCAAATAATACAGAACTCTTTTGTATTAGGTTTAGATTACTATTATTACACCAAGTCTTATTGGGCTCATGCTTGGGCTAATATCATGCCTTGGCATTATGATGATGACGGTGAGTTTTCTTATCACAAATTTAACAATGGCCAATGGCTCGATTATTCTGGCGGTGCAATACTTGGTTACAAGCTAAATAAGTCGTTAGGTATGTTTATTGAGGGAAAGTACAATAAATATTGGAATAGAGAGTGGTATGACTTTAAATTTGGAGTGAATTACGTAATCTTTTAACTATGTATCAATACAAAGTAAAGCTTGATAGAGTTATAGACGGAGACACTATAGATTGTTACATAGATTTAGGCTTTAATATCAATACAAAAAAGCGTGTTAGGTTTGTAGGTATTAATACTCCAGAGTCTAGAACACGAGATCTTGAAGAGAAAAAAAGAGGTTTAGCTGCAAAAGCTAGATTAGTAGAAATATTAGAAAACGCTAACGAGATACATCTTGATTCTCATGGCGTTGGTAAATACGGTAGAGTGCTAGGACAATTGCATATTAGCGATGAAAGCTCACCAACAATGTTAAATGTAAACGAATTATTAATTAAAGAAGGCCATGCTGTAGAATATCATGGCGGTAAACGTTAAAATGGCAAAAGAATTAAACGAAGACACTGGCTTTACTATAAGCATAAAAACATTAATAGCAATTGGTTTTGCAATATCTACAATTATAGGAATGTGGTTCGCATTACAAGCTGATATAGCTGAAGCAAAAGAACTACCTAAGCCAGATGTAACGCGTATGGAGTTTCAAATGAAAGATGAGAACATCAGAAACACTATTATGGAGACCAGAGATGACGTGAGTGAATTAAAGGATCGTATGATCCGTATGGAAGATAAAATAGATCAATTAAGATAAATGAAATACATTTTATTATTAATGTTGTTTTGCAGTAGTATATCTGCTCAAATAACAGTAACACATTTTAACGCAGAGTGGAACGCTGCAAATAAAGTTGAGTGGTTTGAAAAACTAGAAGACTGTGATTTATCTAAAGTTTGTATAGTTGCAGAGCCAAAACTACAAGACAAACATAAGATAATTATAGTACCTACTATAGTTATATTTAAAGACGGAGAAGAAATAAAAAGATACCAAGCAGACCTTAGTTTTAAACTGCTTGCTACAAGGAAAGAGATACAGAATTTTATTAATGAACAAATAATGAGCGACTTCTAATGAAAAATTTAATATTATTATTGCTGTTACCATTTGTAACGTTTTCACAAAATACTTGGGTTAACTACCAAGTGCAGTTTGATTTTTACGCACCGTCAGAGTCACACTTTTTTATGGTGTCTGATGCTAATGGTGATACGGCAATGTTTTACCAGCCAACAACTCCTTATGAGTTTTTAGACACCACAATATTTATAAACTCTGGTAGTTATACGGTTTCATTAATGGATAGTTGGGGTGACGGTTGGACATCTAATCAACCAGCTTCGTTTAAAATGCGTAACTTGTGTCAAGGTTTAATTATAAATTGGGATCCAGTTGTAGGTTCATTTTTTCAAAGAGATACCACTGTAAACATACTACCATGCCCACCACCTATTCTTGGATGTATGAATCCTATTGCTTTAAACTACGACTCATTAGCAAATGTTGATGATGGAAGTTGTGTGTTTCCACCTTGCAATGGTGTAGTAAATGATACTGCGTGGCAAATGTGTTGGGGTGCTCAAGCAGCTATATCATGGGAGTGGCAAACTGATAGCAATATAAATTGTAACGTGATTAGATTACACTATGGTGCTGAAAGTGGCTATAACGCTACTTTTAATGGTTTCTGGCCTAGTGGTGGTTGGAGCAACTTTGCAGTTGGTGCAGGACCAGGACAAATGCCACCTAACTGGAACGAAGAACATTATTTAGTATTAGAGTTTGTTGATAGTAGTTTTTCAGACACAATGTTCTTTACGCCTACAGCTTGTATACCGGGTTGTACAGATCCAATGCAACAATCATATAATCCATGGGCTACAACAGATGACGGTTCATGTGCTGGTACTACATGTGATACGGCTACTGAGTATCAGATAACAATGGAAATTACTCTTGATAACTGGCCAAACGAAACTTCATGGATAATGAACAGTGGTGGTGTAATAGATGAAGCACCACAAGGTACTTATAACTTTAATGATATAGGACAAACATTTACTTATACTTTTTGTATAGATCAAAACATAGGTTTTGAATTAATATTAAACGATAGCTACGGTGATGGGCTTGCTGGTTCTACATCTGGCGGATCGTTAGATGGTAACGTGGTTATATATGACTGTAACGGTGATACTATATGGATGTTGCCTGATCCAGCTTTTGGTAACGTAGCTTATTCAGGACCACTAAATGGTGTGCCTTGTAATGTAACGCCAGATATATATGGTTGTACAGATGATGATTATGTAGAGTATGTTGATAGTGCTAATGTAGATGATGGTAGTTGTTTAACACTACATACTTACGGCTGTACAGATCCAGCTGCTTTTAACTACGATCCAAACGCTACAATAATGGATTTAATACCTGATTGTCATTATACATTAATATTGGAAGATGATGCTGGTGATGGTTGGGGTAATTCATATTTAGGTATATCACAAGGACCAATGCTATGGAACTTTACAATGGGACCTGGTTCTTATGCTGATACGTTTAATTTAATATTAGATACAGATTTACCAGTAACAATATATTACTTTGAAGTTGGTGGACCACAAACACCACCTGAAGAAGTACAGTTTCAAACATGGCATAACTCTTTTAAACTTATAAACGCTAATGGTGTTGTACTATTAGAAGAAGGTACTAATCCGTTTGCTAACAATGGTCAAGGTGCTTTACAAGAGTTTGATAGTCCTTTTTGGCATACATATTCTGCAGTACCTTACTGTGGTGATTACTGTATACCTACAGTATTAGGTTGTATGGACTCAACAGCTTTTAATTATGCAGACTCTGCTAATACAGATGACGGTAGCTGTATACCTGTAATTTTAGGTTGTACTAATCCACTTGCATTCAATTATGATGCTTTTGCAAATGTAGATGACAGTAGCTGTGTAAGCACTATTGTTGGTTGTATGGACACCACCGCGTTTAACTACAATCCATTTGCTAACGTAAACGATCAGGCATCATGTGTACCTGTTATATACGGTTGTATGGATGACACTATGTTTAATTATAATCCTGCAGCTAATACACCTGATACTTGCATACCAGTTATATTTGGTTGTACTGACGCTTTAGCTTTTAATTATGATAGTTTAGCAAATACAAATAACAACTCTTGTATACCATTTATATACGGATGTACTAATCCTGCAGCAATAAATTACGACCCATTAGCAAACACTGATGATTCAACTTGCATAGGCGTAATATATGGTTGTACTGACGCTACAATGTACAACTACGATCCATTAGCAAATACAGATAACGGTAGCTGTATACCTTTTATTTACGGATGTACTGACTCTACAATGTTTAACTACGATCCGTTAGCTAATACAAATAACAACACTTGTGTACCGTTTGTTTATGGTTGTACTAATCCTATAGCTTTAAACTTTAATCCTAACGCTAATGTAGATGATTTTAGCTGTATATTACCAATATATGGATGTATGGATAGCACAGCATTTAATTATGATCCACTAGCTAATACTGACAACGGTACTTGCGTACCAGTAATATACGGTTGCACAAACCCAATAGCGCTAAACTACTGTGATACTTGTAATACAGATGACTTTAGTTGCATACTACCAATTTATGGCTGTACTGACAGCACAATGTTTAATTATAATCCACTAGCAAATGTTGACAACAATAGTTGTATACCTTACATATATGGTTGCACGGATCCTGCTGCGTTCAATTATAACCCATCAGCGAACACGGAGGATTTTAGTTGTATTGCTATTGTTTATGGGTGTATGGATAGTTTGGCTCTTAACTTTGATCCACTTGCTAACACGGATAACGGTTCGTGTATTGAAGTCATTGTGGGTTGCATGGATTCAGAAGCATATAACTACGAACCAACTGCTAACGTTGATGATTCTTTATCTTGCCGTTACAGTGCTGGTTGTATTACTGGCGATAGCATCCCTTACTGGCTCAACGACCCATGTTACGCTTGGGTAATAGATATAGACGAATACTGTTGTGAAAACGAATGGGACACTATTTGTCAAGCAACATACGATTATTGTGACGGAACTTGGTCTGGTCCGTTACCAACAAGAATACAAGCTGAGAAGAAGCTAGTAGCTGTAACTGATCTTCTTGGTAGACCAACAAAAATAAATAAAAACAAGCTTCTATTATATATATACAGCGACGGAAGCGTAACTAAACAATTAATAAAAAAATAAATTTATGGCAACAACAACTGCAGCAATTACGATAACAAGTACTGATTTGCTTTCTGATTCATTGTCTTTGTCAACAACATCAACGCTTACTAAAGCTGGAGGTGCTGTGGGCCTAGATCAAACTTCTGGATTAGGAAGAAAAACTACTACTTCAACTTCACAATACGTGTTATTTGACGGTACAGACTATTCAGGTGATAAAGCTCACAAGCTTTATCTTAAGAATACTTCTACTACAGATACTGAGTATTTTGTATTATCTATTAACGCTGAAGAAATAGGTAGAATATATGCTGGCGACTGGGTTCTTATGCCTTGGTCAGCTCATGACGCAGACAATGATGTAAAAATTACTCCAAGTGTATCTACTACTATGACGCTTGAGTATATGTTAATTTTTGAAGCTTAAGAATTAATGGCGTTTACCGCAAGACATAATATAGCATCGGCACTTATAACAGACTTGATACAAGCTGGTGACAATGCTGGAAATATAAAATCTATATTTCTGGCAAACACTCATGCTTCTACGGCTGTTGGTGTCGATCTTATATTACATAATAATAATCAAGATTTTTATATAATTAAAAACGTTAGCATACCTGCGGGTGCTAGCTTAATTCTTGATACAAAAGAAATAAAAATAAATACGTCAAAAAATAATGATACACTAAGAATAAAGTGTAGCAATGCCAACGGTGTTGACGTAATAATAAATAATTAATATGGGTATAAGCAAACACATAAGCAACAAAGAAGGTGTGTATAGCAGAGCTGCACTGCGTTTAGGTATTGAAAACAAACCTAACAACGAGCAGTTAGCTAACATGAAATTATTAGCTGAAGAAGTTTTTGAGCCTTTACGTGCTTATGTTGGAGGACCTATAAAAATAAATAGTTTTTTTAGATCGTCAGAGCTAAACAAAGCTATAGGTGGTAGTGAAAAATCACAACATTGTCATGGTCAAGCGATTGATATTGACGATACTTTTGGTAGATGCACTAATGCTGAAATGTACGAGTTTATAAAAAAACATTTAGACTTTGATCAAATGATATGGGAGTTTGGAGATACTGACAACCCAGATTGGGTACACGTTAGCTATGTATCAGAAAAACAAAATAGAAATAGGTGTTTACAAGCCTATAAAGAAAACGGAAAGACTAAGTACAAAGTAATTTAATAGCATATGAAATTTATTGGGGCACACATATTTGATTATGATGCTACCTTTCGTGGTGATGTAACCATTGAAGGTAACTTGACTATATCTAACTCTGCTTCTCAAACTATTTCATTTGGTGATAATGATAGTCTGTATTTTGGTGATGGCAACGATTTGCAAATAGTACACGACAGTAGTAACTCGTATATACATCACAATGGTACAGGTAACTTGTACATGAAAGCTGACACTGGTAATATTCAGATTATAAACTATACTAACGACGCTGACATTGTACTACAATCGGACGATGGTTCGGGTGGAGTTACGCCATATATAACGTTAGATGGTAGTGCGACAGAAACTGTTTTTAATAAAGCTGGTAGATTTGCAGATAATGTTAAAGCTAGGTTTGGAAATGGTGGTGATATGTATTTACAGCACGATGGTACTGATAGTTTTATTGTAAATACTAATGGTGATTTAACAATATCAAACCAAGCAGATGACAAAGATATAATCTTCTCAAGTGATGATGGATCGGGAGGTGTAGAAACATATTTCTTTTTAGATGGTAACGCTGGTGGTGCTAATCCAACAACTATATTTCCAGATGATTCTAGACTTGCTATTGGCTCTGGCCAAGACCTAAAGCTATATCACTCGTCAGGTATAAGTTATATTGATATTGCAAATGGTAATCTTACATTTAGACAAACAACAGATGATGGTGATATTATTTTTCAATGCGATGACGGTTCCGGTGGTTTAGCTGAATACTTTAGAGTTGATGGTAGTAGTGAAAACGTATTATTTAGCAAGTTAATAAAACTAAGTGATAACGTAGAGTTAAGAGTTGGTGATGGTAACGATATTAAAATGTTTTCTGATGGCACCGATGGATATATAAGTGGTGAAACTGGTGACTTATATATAAGGCAAAGAGGTGACGACAAAGATATTATATTCCAAAGTGACGACGGTAGCGGCGGTGTAACAGAATACTTTAGTTTGGATGGAAGCGCTGGTGTTTTAAGAATGACTAAAGATATGTATGTGCCTGAATATATATATCATCAAGGCGACGACAATACTTATTTTGGTTTTGAAGGCGCTGATCAATGGAGAGTTGTTGCTGGAGGTAGTGAAAAAATTCATGTTAATACTTCTAGAATAAGGTTTAACGAAGATGTTTTACTTCTCGATAGTCATAAATTAAATATAGGAAGTGATAATGATTTAGAAATATATCACGACGGTACAGACAACCACATAGAAGCTACTTCAACTTTAAACATAGGTACCGCAAACAGTGGTGTAGCTGTAAACATAGGTCACACTACTTCTGAAACAACAATAAATGACAACCTTACAGTTACAGGAGATCTTACTGTAAATGGTACTACGGTAACAGTAGACACTACAAACCTAAATGTACAAGACAAAAATATAATATTAAATTACAGCTCTGGTGATTCTTCATCTACAGCAGACGGAGCTGGTATTACAATACAAGACGCTGTAGATTCTTCAACTGATGCCACTATTCTGTGGGATGCAACTAACGATGAATTTGATTTTAGCCATAGTATTAATATAAGTGGAAACGCAAAGGCTAACACATATTACGTGGGCAATACTTCTAATTATTTAGATGTTGCTACAGGTCTAAGATTAAGATCTGATAGCAATGGTATTAGATTAATGCCTAATGGTACTGACGCTGGTTATATAAAACATACTGGTATAGATTTAGTACAACCTTTAACAATAACATCGTCATCTGTTACTGATTTTGTAAAGCTTGTTTCAGGTGGGTCTAGCGCAAATCCTGTAAAACTTATATTTGAAAAAAGTGGTTCAGAGCAGGGTATTATTGAATATAACAGAAACGGTGATTTAGAAATATATAATACTGACGGTGATGGTGGTGTAATGATTAGTGGTTCTGCTTCTGCAGACCCTGATTTTTATATTAGCCACGCCGGCGCTTCTACTTTTAAAAGTACTTTAACTGTAGGTGAAGACGACACTGGTCATGACGTTATATTCTATGGCGCTACGTCTGGAAGATATTTACAGTGGGATGAAAGCGAAGACACGTTATTGCTTCGCGATAACACAGAGCTTAAGTTTGGTAATGGTGGTGATTTAAGAATGTATTTTAATGGCACTAATGGTCATATAAAAAACGAGGGTGGTAAGTTTTATATTACTAACTACAGTGATGATGAGGATATTATTTTTAGATGTGACGACGGTAGTGGTGGTGTAACAGAGTATTTTAGATTAGATGGTGGTAATGTAAATGTAGTTGCTAGCAAAAACTTTCAATTTTTAGATGACGTTAAAGTAAAGCTGGGCAGCTCTACTGACATGGAATTATTTCATAATGGTAGTAATAGTTTTATAGATAACTATACCGGCGATATGTATATAAGGCAAAACGCTGATGACAAAGACCTTATATTTCAATGCGATGATGGTAGCGGTGGTGGAGAAACATATTTTTATTTAGATGGGTCGGCTAGCAGCGGTGACCCTTACACTGTTTGGCCTGATAATTCGATAGCTGCTTGGGGTACTGGCGTAGATTTAAGAATACAGCATGATGGCTCTACAGCTAGTATATTTAATACAACAGGTCATTTACAAATAATAAACTATGCTGATGATAAAGATATAATTTTTAAATCAGATGATGGTAGTGGTGGAGTTACATCTTACCTTACATTAGATGGAAGCGCGGGGTATACTACAGTGCAGAAAAAAATGCAATTTGGTGACAACACTCAAGCTACGTTTGGTCTTAGTGATGATTTAAATTTAAAACACGTGTCTGGGCACAACTATATCACTGGAGAAACTGGTGATTTATATATAAGAAACCAAGCAACCGACGGTGATATTATATTTCAATCAGATGATGGTTCTGGTGGAGATGCAGAATACTTTAGATTAGACGGTGGTGCTGGCGCTAATGTTTCATCTAAATCTATCTACATGGCTGACAGCAAAAAGTTTTATGCTGGTGGTGGAGGTGATTTAGGTATATATCACGATGGAACTAATAACTATATAGATAATACTAACGGTGATTTATATATAAGAAATACCCATGACGATAAAGATATATTTTTCCAGTCTGATGATGGTGCAGGTGGTGTAATTACATATTTTAGATTAGATGGTAGTTTAGCTACGCATGATGGTAGTTCTACAACATCTATGTATACTAAATGGTCAGATAACTCTATAATAAGTTTAGGTAATGGTAATGACGCTAGGCTTTATCACAATGGTACAGACACCTATTTAGATAATTTAAGTGGTGATTATATTATAAGACAAAAAGCAAATGATAAAGATTTAATATTAGAGTGTGATGATGGTAGTGGTGGTGATACTCCTTATATTACGTTAGATGGTAGCCAAACAACTGTTAATATTTATCAAAACACATTAATTGGAACAACAACTAATAATACAACTGGTGATAAAAAATTACAAGTAGATGGAGATATTTTTGTTTCAAATACAACAAATAAAATTGTTTTTAATAATGATTCTAATTATCATGAAAGAAATTCAATAGTTACTACCGCAACTAATCTTGGTTTATATAACAATTATTCTTCTGGTTATATTACGTTAAACACAGATGGCTCAGAAAGAGCAAGAATAACATCAGATGGTGAATTAGGAATTGGAACGACCAGCCCAGCAAGTTTGCTTGATGTAAGAGGTACAGTTCAAGTTGGTGTTGATAACACTGGCCATGATGTTGTATTCTATGGGGCTACAAGTGGTAGATATTTACAGTGGGATGAAAGTGCTGATAAACTATTGCTTAGAGATAATGTTAAGGGCGTTTTTGGTAACGCCTCTGATTTACAAATATATCACGATGCTAGTAACTCATACATTTATCATGGAGGAACTGGAAATTTATATATTAAAAACGAAACTAACGACCAGGATGTAATATTACAGTGCGATGACGGTAGCGGAGGAATAACCGCTTATCTTACATTAGACGGTAGCGCAGGATATACTCAAGCTTATAAAAACATTAGATACCGAGATAACGTTAAGGCAGATTTTGGAGATGGAGGAGATTTAGACATATACCACGATGGTAGTAATAGTTACATTTCACAAGGAACGACTGGAGATTTATATATAAGGCAAACTAGAGACGATGGCGATATATTTTTACAGTGTGATGATGGAAGTGGTGGCAATGCTACTTATTTACAATTAGATGGTAGTGCTGAACAAACTAAATTTTACAAATCAACAGAGCATCAAGATGATGTTATAGCTGGATTTGGAGCTGGTTTTGACTTACAATTGTACCATAATGGCACAGATTCTTTTGTAGATAATATTACCGGTGATCTTAAAATTAGAAACTTTGCTAATGATAAAGACATTATATTTCAGTCAGACGATGGAAGCGGTGGTGTTCAAACATATTTCTTTTTAGACGGATCAACAAGCTCTACTGTATTTCCTGATAGTAAATACTTATATTTTGGTAGTGGACATGATATGAGGCTTTATTTTGATGGTACTGATGGTTATGTCCAATCAATTGCTGGTGACATGATTATACGTCAAAGTGCTGATGATAAAGATATACTGTTTCAGTGTGATGATGGATCAGGAGGTGTAACAGAGTATTTTAAGTTAGATGGTAGTATTGGTCATCTTAGGTTTAGCAAAGAGCTGCAACTTTTAGACGATGTTATTCTTAGATTAGGTACTGGTGATGATGCTGAGTTGTGGCATAATGGTAGCGATACTTATTTTCAAAATGATACTGGCCATATTTATTTTATAAATAGAGCTGATGATAAAGATATTATATTCCAATCAGATGACGGAAGCGGTGGTGTTACAACTTATTTCTTTTTAGATGGTAGTTTAGCTAATGGAACTAACACTTATACAAGATGGGCTGATAATGACGTTGTAGCTTTTGGTGATAGTCAAGATTTTTTAATATATCACGACGCTTCAAATACAATTTTATATAACTCTGTTGGTGATATACAAATAACAAACACAGCTGATGATAAAGATATATCGTTTCGTTGCGATGACGGTAGTGGAGGCACAACAGAGTATTTTAGATTAGACGGAAGTAGTACACAAACCATTTTTTCTAAAAACCAACAACACGCAGACAACGTAACAACTTATTACGGTAATGCTGGTGATTTATCAATATACCACGACGGTAGTAATAGTTATATAAAGCATGTAAGTGGAGCTACTGGTGATTTGATTATAGAGCAAGGTGTTGATGATAAAGATATTATACTTAAATCAGACGATGGGTCAGGTGGAACAACAGCTTACATTACATTAGATGGTAGCAATGCTTTTACTCAAATACATAAAGATTTTTATTTTTTAGACAGTGTTAAATCATATTTTGGTAGTGATGGAGATTCTTATATAAGACACACTGGTAGTAATTTTGATATTATAAACAGTACTGGTAATATAAATATTACAAATAACACCGACGACGGTGATATAATATTTAATTCTGATGATGGTAGTGGTGGAGTTACAGAATATTTTAGATTAAACGGAGGTTTTTCTAGTCCTTATACTAACTTTCCAGATAATTCTACATTGTCTTTTGGAGGGTCAAATGATTTAAGAATATTTCACGATGGTACTAACACGAGTATTAATAACTTGACTGGAAATTTACTTATTGGTCAATATGCGGATGACAGTGATATAATTTTTTATTGTGATGATGGTAGTGGTGGTGTTGAGACATATTTCTTTTTAGATGGTAGTACAGGTAGAACTAGATTTAACGATAGCAAATACCTTGTTTTTGGTACTGATCAAAATTTATTTATTGTACACGACGGTACAGATTCATTTATACAAAACTATACTAGCGGTGATTTTTACATTGATCAACGAGTTGATGACAAAGACATAGTGTTTAGGGCAGATGATGGGGCTGGCGGTACTGGAGAGTATTTTAGATTAGATGGTTCTGCAGCTACTCACGACGGCAGCGCAACTATTGCTTCATATACTACTTGGAAAGATAATTCTAGAATTGGTTTAGGTAGTAATC